ATACGCTTCGCTTCGCTCCGCTTATGTTATAGTCTTGATCGCTTGCGGTCAGGCTATGTGTTACCATCTAGGTAATGTACAACGCAGACACTGTATTATGTACACAGCTAGCAGCACTGCGGCTAATACCTGTACACATTCAATCCATAAACCGAAAAGGCAAAACTTTTTAAACAAATCCTAAATCTGGTACCCGGGGGGTCAAAAACCAAATCGTTTTCTTTTTGAAAAGTTAAGGCTGAAAATAGTATATAACCCCTTAGTTCCATATATCTGATGCTCTATTTTAAAAAAAGCACCCTAAAGGGTATAATATTGAATATTATGATATAGTATATATCTTATTGGGTATAAGTGTTATACAGTGTGACGTTAGCTAATTAAGTATATAAATAGTAGGCTATTGTCACTATATTATTATGTTTGATTTTATTGTAAGATTTGTGATCGATGCGTAATAGTATATACTATATTAAAGTGTATTATGGAGATCAATTTAGGTATACAATCCCCTTTGTTAAAACAAAAGTTATCACCGTTGGCGGCTAAGAAGAAAGCGGCTAGGGATTTGGCTTATGCGAAGACGGAGGATAGAAAGAATAAGAAGGCGCATGCACAGAGATTACGTAGAGCTAATCCTGATGACGCTAAAGGTAAAGACTGGGATCATAAGAACCAGAGATGGGAAACTCCTGCACAGAATAGAGGTAATGATGGTGAAGGTACCAAGAAAGAAAGTGGTAAAAAATATAAGACTAGATAGTTATGGCTACACAAATGTTTCAGGGTAGAGGGCAATTGGTTGACCGATTGATGGCTCAGGTTGGTAGTAGAGCGTTGGCTATAGGTATATTAAAGAAGAGAGGGGATATGAATGCTTCTGGTGAGCTTACTGCTAAGGGTCGTGAAAGAGATAGAATGACTGCAGGAGAAAGAGCTAAAGATCGTGCGTCAAAAGCTAGTGGTAGACCAGCAAGTGATTTTATTTATGTTTCGGCTAGTAACAGTACAAAATTAAAAGATAATGAAAGCTAAAAAGAAAGTTGAACCTACTGCTCCTAAGTCTGGTATTATGAGTAATAAACGTGGTCAAACGCCACCGAAGAAGAGCCCTATGAAGAAAACAGTTAAGGATGCATGTTATAAAAAAGTAAAAGCAACGTATGATGTATTTCCTTCGGCTTATGCTAGTGGTGCTATCGCTAAGTGTAGAAAGAATAAAGGTAAAAAGTAATGGCAGTACGAAAAACAGAGAAAGGCGCCTCATTAAAAAGATGGTTCAAAGAGAAATGGACGGACGAAAAGGGTAATCCTTGTGGTTCTGCAAAAAATAAAAATGTAAAAGCATGTCGTCCTTCTAGGAGAGTTAGTAAAGATTCTCCAAAACCTTGGAGTGAAATGTCGGCTAGTGAGAAATCAAAGGTTGTTATCGCTAAGAAGAAGGTAGGGATGGGCACTAGAAGATCAAGTAAAAGTAATGTATCATAAATAATAAAAAGAAATGGCAATAATTCCAAGTGACGAAAAAGTAATAATGGTAAGTAGTACCGCGAATACAACTTACTCTGGTAGTAAAGCATTAAAAGAAACAGCGGAGTGGTATACAATGCAGGATGTGACAGATACCGTACGTCCTTATAAAGTATATACTGCTTTATTGACACAAAGTGGGGATAGTGTACCCGCAGAAATAAGTGAAGGGGCGCTAATAGTAGGAGTTACTTATGAAATAATTTTTGGCTCAATTGGAATGGATTTTACAAATGTTGGTGCACCAAATAATAATCTAGGAACTTTCTTTGTAGCCACAGGCACAACTCCTAATAGCTGGGGAGCTGGTGAAGGAGGCTTTAAAAAAATATTAAGCTATAATACAGGAGCTCCAGTAGCAACAGTGTTAGAGAATACTATTGGAAATATTTATTTTGCTTATAATGGTGTTGGGTATTATCAAGTTTCTTCAGATCCAGAATCTCTTTTTCCTGTTGGTAAAACTTTTGGTTTTATTGGCTCTGTAGGTGATGATATTGCAAGTGCTTCTTATGGATTTTTAAGGTCTAATGGTACTTATTTTTATATTTTAACTAAAGATTTTGCCTCAGATTCAAATAATCAATTAAACAACACTCCAATAGAAATAAGAGTATATAATTAAAAATAAAACTAATGGCTGAAAAGAAAAAGACTGCAGCATGGACTCGTAAAGAAGGAAAGTCTGCGACTGGTGGATTGAATGCAAAAGGTGTAGCGAGTTATAGAAAAGAAAATCCGGGATCTAAATTACAAACGGCGGTTACTAAAAAACCATCGGAATTAAAACCTGGCAGTAAAGATGCAAAACGTAGGAAATCATTCTGCGCTAGAATGTCTGGTATGCCTGGCCCAATGAAAAAACCTAATGGTAAACCGACAAGAAAGAAGTTAGCATTAGATAAATGGAATTGTTAATTAATAAATAAAAAAAATGGCAAACTTTTTAAAAATAACAGTGACATCAGAGGCCCCATTACCGCTTATATTAAATTATGATGCAATAAATAATATTCGATTAAAAGGGAAAGAAACTATTGAGATACTTTATAACAATATATTTATACAATTAGCAATAACAAATACAATAAGCGGCACGGATGTAAATACTACAAAGATCGGATTGCAATCTATATTTAATGCAATTCAAACACAACCTGGGGGGAAAATTGTACAGGTTAATTTTCCTAAAAATATACAGTGTGTAGGTTTTAATGTTGTAGTATAATAATAAAAAAAATAAATTATGGTAGATTTAATAACAATATTATATCCAGAAGAAGGGAACATATTGCCAGGTACGATAAATTATAATACGGTGCTAGCCATGTATATAACAGGTGTCGGAACGATAACAATATACTTAGAAAACAGAAAGACTCTAGTAGAAATACGAGATGAATTTGACGATGAGGATATTAACACCACAAAGAAAGCTTTTCAAGCCATACTTAACACTCTTGAATTAGCTCCTGGTGATAATGTTACTACAGTTGTATTCCCACCTAATGTTAAATGCGAATCGGTAAGTTCTGAGCTCTATTAATCATTAATATAATAAAAAAAACAAATCAATGGCGATAATATATAGTTACCCAAAAAATACAGATATATTATCTACTGATGTTATAGTTGGTACTTCAACAAGAGTAGTTAATGGTAAAAGGAGGAATGTAACAAAGAACTTTGAGGTTAGCTCTATTGCTGAGTTTTATAACGAAACTAGTTCTATAGCTATAACCGGTCAAAACAATTTCTTTTTTCAAAACAACATTGCACTTGGTAGAAAACCAGGATCATTAAGTTTTGTAGCAGGAGGAGGAACGGGTACTAACTTTAATAGTATAACAACTATTAGAATTAGTAAATTTGCTACTTCTGGTAATCTAATGATAGATTATATAAATACATTTATAGATCAAGCTATAATTATAGCTCAGGCGGATGATTTGAATAACTTTGGTATTTATAAGTTTATTAGTATTACACAATCTATAGGAGAGCCTAATTTCTATGACATCGTAATAGAAGCGGTCAATGCTAATGGCTCTATACAAGAAGATAAGTTTTATGGATTTGCTATTTATCCTGGATTCGTTAATCCGAATATAAATCCTGGTAGTGATATTAATTTAACTACTACAGGATCATCAGGACCAGCAACATTTATTAGTGGTACTCTTAATATACCTATATATTCAAACTTGCCAATAAGAAGGAATCTTCAAGATGGTAATATAAATTATTGCGGATATGCTCCATTTGGAAGTTTAGAGAGTGAAGCAGTTTGGACAATAACAAAAATAACAGTTGCCTTAAATGGCAGTGTAACAACGACAGTAAGTAATAACGTAACATGGACTTCGGTTCCATTCTAAAATAAAATAATATGCCAATAGTAAGTACAAATCCAATCGAAGTAGAAGGAAATGTTTATCCATACTTTTTAGTAAATTTAGCTGTATCACCATTGATTAAGCCAAATGATGTAGGGGGTAGTGTAGCTATGAAACTAACACCTTACAGAGTTTTAGAGGATGGAAGTTCAGAAAGCTTACCTGATTATTCTACATCTATAAACTACCTAGACGTGTTCGAAAGTGGTGATGATGATGCCATTCAAGCAGCCGGAGCAATCATGTATGCTTTACAAGGATTTATTAACGCAAAAGGTTTATAATTTATGGCTAATTATAGAGCAGTCGCAAACGGGAATTGGAGTAGTTTAGCAACGTGGCAAGATGATAGTCTTGGATATTTTGCTAATTCTTCTGTATTACCTACAAGTGCTGATGATGTATATTCAAATAACTTCACTGTTACAATAGACGGAACAAGAAATGCAAATACTATAAGAAATACTGCATTTACACCACCTACGAATTTAGCGTTAATGTCTATTCCGCAGATGAGTTCAAATACTACACCAAGTGGTGCTGCTGCTGCGAGTAGTGCTGCAGGCGGAACTGCTGCTTGGAATGCTTTTGATAGAAATACAGGAACAATTTGGAATACTCCATCAGGTACTAATACGGGTTGGTTATCATATCAATTCCCAACAGGAAAAATAATAAAAAGATATGGTTTTTTTAGTGATTCAAATAATGCAAAAAATCCAAGAACTTGGACTTTTGAAGGTAGTAATAATGGTTCAACGTGGGTAACAATAGATACACAAACAAACTTTATCACAGGAGTTTCTACATTTTATTCTTTTGATATTTCTGCAAATACTACTTCCTATACTTATTACAGAATAAATGTAACTGCAACACAAGGCGGTTCAACAGTTGCAATAGCAGAACTTGAAATGTCAGAAGTAACTAACCTATATGGTGGTATAGTTGCAGGTGGTCAATTCAAATTTGCAAATGGTGGTAATTTAACTTGTGCTGCTTCAAACGCTATTGCGGTAGGTAATACAACACCAACTTTATTGTTTGATTTAGCAAGCGGAAATAGTGCTACATTTAATGGTAATTGTAATCATAATTTTGCAGTAACGAGTAGTACACTTATAAATTTTAATGGAACAGGAACGTTTAACATTTTAGGAAATTTGGATATTTCTTTTGTAGGTGGTTCAGTTGGAACAAGAAGAACACTTTCAATAAATTCAAATGGAATTATAAATATAATAGGAAATATAGATTGCGCAAGTAATCAAACAAATACAGTTAATACAATAGATGTAAATTCAAATTGTATAATAAACCACACGGGCACAATTACTGGAAGTGCTGTTGCTACACTAACTACAAATGGAGTTGCTTTAAGAATTTCAACATTATCGACTTATAATTTAACAGGTAATACAATTGCGGGTACTAATGCTGCTATAAGTTCAACTGTAACAACTAATATCAATGTAGTTGGAAACACAAATGGAAGTGCAAGTGCTCCTGCTATTTTAAACACAACTGCTCCTGCAACTATTGATTTATTAGGAGTAACAACTTCAGGAAGTGGCTCTCCTGCGGTGCAAGGACTTTTAACAACTTTTGTAAAGGTTAGAGGTAATGTAATTCACACAGATACATACGCAGCTATTTATGCAGGTAGAGTAGTAATAGATAACAACGTTACTTCGTGGCAATTTAAAGATTCTACAAACACAGTTACAAGAACTTTATATACTGCTGGAGTAGCTTTAGGAAATCCTGCTACAACTAATGTAAGAAGCGGTGTTACTTATGGTCCCTCTTTAGAATTAACAGGAACATTAATAGTACCAAATCCAAGTAATGTACTTTTTGGGGTTCCTACAGATAATACAACTGGTACATACTCAACAACTCCTGCTTTAATAGCTACTGAAATATTTACTAAACTATTATCTTCAACTGATTTTAATACATCAGGAAGTTTTGGTAAATTAGTAAAAGATAATTTAGACGCTCAAGTAAGTTCAAGACTTGCAACAGCATCTTATGTTGCTCCAGACAATGCTGATATTGCAGCTATTAAAGCTGTTACAGATACATTAACGGATGTTGCAACAGAAACAACTTCTTTAGCAATTAAAACAAAAACAGATTTAATACCAAATAATCCTGCAAGTGTAGAATCTGTAGGAGCTATTGTAGCAAGTTATAACATATAAAAAAAATTTAAAAAATGGCAATAATTTACAGTTACCCAAGGGTTACAACATTAAACAATTCAGATCTATTAATAGCTACCAGATTTGAAAACGAAGATAACGGCACCGCTAGAAATATAACTTTCACGGCTGATGCGCTTTTAGACTATGTGTCTTCTAATTATGCTCCTACATTAAATCAAGTATTAACAGCAGGCAATGTATCTTTACTAGACGCTTCTATTGGTAGTTTATATTTGTACAACCCTCATGCACCATCAGGAAATGGATATGTTTCTATTACAGGGGATAAAAATAGAATTAACTTTTTTGACAACGAAGGAGTTGATTTAGGGTATATAGCTCAAGATACGTTACGTTTAGATGATTTATCTACAGCGTTTAGTTTTCAAATTAAAAAACCTTCGGTATTAACAAATAATAGAACAGCAACTTTTCAAGACGCTTCAGGAACAGTAGCATATTTATCAGATATACCAGAAACAATTAATTATGGTTTATTTGCGCAAACAGGAAACTCTACTATTATAACAGGGACAACTGCTGAAAGCACATTAATAAATGGTGGAGAAGGGTCATTAATCATCCCCGCAAATAGTTTTAATGTTGGAGATAGCTTTAAAGCTGTTTTTGGCGGTGTTATGAATGCAGCAAATAATCAAACTATTAGAATAAGAGTTAAAGCAGGTTCCGTTGTACTTTTAGATAGTGGAGTTCAAACATTAACAAACTCAATAATAAGTGATATTTGGAGTTTGAATGTGGATTTTACAATAAGACAATTAGGAGCAGCAGGAGTTGCTTCAATAGTTACATTAGCAACATTCCATTATACAAAAACAAACAATGCAACAGTTGAAGGATTTGCTTTCAATAATATAAACAATACTACATTTGACACAACTGTTAGTAATACTTTAGATGTTACAGTTCAATGGGGTAGTACAAATGCGTCAAACAGTATCTATAGTGATATATTTATATTAAACAAAATATACTAATGAGTAGAAAAGAAAAAATAGATTTATTCCTAAATAAATGGGTGAGTCGTAAGTTAACGGTTTTTGTTGTAGCTTCCGTTGGATTATTCTCTGGAGTTATAACTTCAACTGATTGGGTTATAATTGGTACATCTTATATTACGATTGAAGGTGTTACTAATATTGTTGAACGTTTATTTAAAGCTAAATCAAATGGTTAAGAATAGATTGTTATATTTAGTTATTGTTGCATTGGTTGCAATTATATTATTACAGAGATCATGTGATGGTATTTTTGGTTCAGCGGAAGAGCAAACGACAATCAAAACAGATACCGTTTATAAGCATATTCATGATACTATTACAAAAGATGTAAAAGTAATACATACAGAATATGTGCCTATTGATAAACCTGAATATACGCCAGGAGAAACTTTAGATACCTGTAAAGCAAGATTTCAAGATCTTTTAAAAGAACATTTAACTAAAAGAGTTTATGTTGATACATTGAAACTAGATAGTCTTGGATCAATAGTAGTTAAAGATACGGTTTGGATTAATAAGTTATATGGTAAAAGAACTTACGTAAAAGATTATAAAATACCTTATATAACAAAAACAATTACTACAGTAGAAAAAGAAAAGCCAAGGCGTCAACTTTATGTAGGAGGAAATGTATTCGGTAATACAACTGCTTTGCAAGCAATAACTCCAGGATTAGTATATAAGGATAAAAAAGATCGAATATATCAAGCAAACGTGGGGATAAATTTTGATGGAAGTTTTACTTTTGGTGTAGGAACATATTGGAAAATTAAATTAAATAAAAAATAATAAGTAATGGTAACAAGTGCAGAATGTTTAAAAAAATGGGGAGATCCAACGATTCCAACTAATGAATTAAAGTATATGACTTTATGGGATGTACCTACACATTTAGAATTAGGTGTTATTCCAAAAAGACTGTATTGTAATAAGTTAATGATAGGGCCGTTAATGCAAGCTTTCTCTAACATAAAAGATAGAGGCTTAATAGAGGAACTAAAAACATGGGACGGTTGTTTTAACGTTAGAAGAAAAAGAGGATTGAAGTCAATGTCTTTGCATTCTTGGGGAATAGCCATAGATATAAATGCTGCTTGGAATGGTTTAGGTAAAGAACCTACTATGTCACCTAGATTAGTAAAGTGCTTTACGGATTGTGGTTTTGAATGGGGTGGAGTATGGACTAGGAAAGATGGGATGCACTTTCAATTAAGAAGTATATAATATGTAAATTTCGCTTAAAACAGGTAATATATATATTAAATTAAATTCAATTAAATTATGAGTGATGAAATAGTAAAGAATCTTAGCTTTGGCAAAGAAGCTAGGAATAATGTTTTTGCTGGTATCGAGAAACTTACAAAAGCTGTTAGTTCAACGTTAGGTGCTGGTGGAAAATGTGTAATGCTAGAAGATAGTAAGGGTAGACCACTAATCACAAAAGATGGTGTTACAGTTGCGGATAGTATTACATTATTAGATCCCGTAGAAAATATGGGAGCAAGACTTTTGAAAGAAGCTGCTAGAAAAACGGTTAAGGAAGCAGGAGATGGAACAACAACCGCTACGGTATTAGCTCATGCAATTTTAGAAAAAGCTTATGCAGCTCAGGATTCATTAAGTCAAAGAGAATTAAAAGAAGGTATTGAATCAACAGTAGAACAAGTTGTTGCATATTTAGAATCTATTAAAGTACCAGTGACTGGAGATATGATAGATAACATTGCTACTATATCAGCAAACAATGATGCTAACTTAGGTAAAATTATTGCGGATGCTTTTAGAGCTGTTGGTGAAACGGGAATAGTTATGATGGAAACATCACCAAATGCAGAAACTGAAATAGAAGTTATTGATGGTGTTCAATATGATAAAGGCTTAGTAAATTCACATTTTATTACTAATCCAAACAAGAGAGTTGCTGAATTAGAAAATCCATTAGTATTACTTGTTGAATCTCCAGTTGAAACAATAAGGCAAATACAATCGGTTTTAGAATACGTTATAAAAGCAAATAAACCTTTGCTTATAATTGCAGATATGGAGCAAACTGTTTTAACTGCTCTGGCAATGAATAAAGTGAAAGGAAATATAAAAGTAAATGTTATCAATGCACCAACTTATGGCGTAAGCAAAAAAGATACATTATCTGATTTGGCATTGTTAACAGGCGCTACTATTATAAATGAAGATCTTGGTGATGATATGGATCTTATAGATATAAGCTGTTTAGGTAGTTGTTTAAAGTCAATAACTAACGATACAGAAACCATATTACATGTAGGAGAAACTACGGATGAAGTTCAAACTTTAATTAATGAATTAAAATCACAGTTAGAAGGCAACCTACAACCAGGAGAAGTAATCAGATTAGAAAGAAGACTTGCTAGATTATCTGCCAAAGTAGCAGTAGTGAAAGTTGGCGCTGGTTCTGATATTGAATTAAAAGAAAAAGCAGATAGAGTTGAAGACGCGATTTGCGCAACTAAAGCCGCAATCAAAGAGGGTATTGTTCCTGGAGGAGGAATTGCTCTTTTAGATGCTTCTAATAAAATTGAAGTTATTAAAAATGGAGGAGATGTGTTGTTAGAAGCTATTAAGGCTCCGTTTAAGACAATATTAACTAACGCAGGTATTGATATACCAGATTATAAAGATAATCGCTTAGAAGGATCCGGATTAAATGCAATAACAGGAGAAGTAGTTAATATGATTGAAGCAGGAATTATAGATCCTTTATCTGTTACAAAAAGCGCATTACAAAATGCAGCATCTGTAGCTATTACAATATTGTCAACTGATTGTGTAATTAATAATTTAAGAATCAATGAAGGCAATAGGTAATAACATTATAATTTTACCTAAGAAGGTAGGATTATCAAAAACAGAAAACGGATTATTATTAAAAGAAAAAGATAAAGAAAACATCCGATATAAAGAAGCTATTGTAGTTTCAGTAAGTGATGATATTAAATGTATAAAGCAAGCAGATGTTATTTACTATGATAAGGCTGCGGGTCATGGAATAGAGTTCGAAGGAAACGATTACCAGGTTATAAGATTGCAGGATGTTGTAATAGTTCTATGAGAAAACTAGAAGCAAAAGATATAAAGGATCTTGGGATATTAAAGCATTATAGAGTAATACGTAAATGGGCTTGTAGAAATTATGATCTTACAGATGCTGATTTAGAATTATTAGTATATTTTGATTGCATGGAATATTTTACCAAGCAAGATTATAAGATAGGTACATACGCATATAGTTGGGATAATAGGCGCTGGAACAATTTGTTAAAAGAAGGATGGATAGTAGTATGGAGAAATAGAAACCATACAACCCAGAAATATAACATATATAAAGTTTCTTTCAAGTGCAAACAACTAATAAATAGAATGTACCGAATTATGCTTGGAGAAGAGGATATTCCAACAACAGCAAGAAGTAATAAAATAATGAAAAATAATACATATACTGATATTGTATTACGAACAGCAATAAATAATTTAAACAAAGATAAAACAAGATGAGATACAGTAGTAAATTAATGAATCCTGTGAGTAACCCTAGTGCGGCTATAAATAATCCAACAATAACGCCAAGCACTCCGACTGTTACAGATATGAGTTCTCCTATTACTCCTATTACACCACCAACGCCTAAGTCATTTAATCCAGGTATAAAACCAAGTGGTGCTCCTGTAACATTTAATCCAAATGCTCAAGCTACAATGACTGGTGCTTTTGGTGTACCAATGGAAGGAACTTATGATAGAGCTATTAGTCCTACACAAATGAATAAACTAACCTACTAATTATAAATTAAAAAATTATGAAATTCATTAATAACGAAAAAGAACCTCACTTAATTAAAATGGAAAAACCAGGTGTTTCTGGATTAAATCATTTGTGGGATGGACCATTAGATATGACTAATTACCCTAAAGGAGAAGGATCTAGTAGTGGTAAGAACGGAATGAAAATAAAACTTGCTGGATGCAAATATGACTCTTCGCCTATTACACAACGAGCAAAATGTAGAATGTAATGGGAGTAGAAGACATTAGACTATATGGCTTAAATATAATAGCTTTTTCTTTATCATTAACAGCCATTGAGCCAATATTAAAAATAATTTTACTTATGCTTTCTATTGGTTATACTATTATTAAAATACATAGTCATTTTGAAAACAAGATAAAAAATAAAAAATAAATATTAAAAATATAAATAAGATGAGAAACGTAGCACAAGAAGTAATAAGTGAAGTTAGGTCAAAAGTGCAATCTGGGTCTAAAGCTCAAGGAAGAAGAGCAGCAGCTAAAGCAAAAAAAGCATCACCTGCTTCTACAGCAGCAACTACTGCAACAAAAACAACAACGCCTGAGCCAAAGCCAGGAGGCAAAAATGTAGCTGTTAAAACAAAAACATCAACGACTCCGGTTATGCAGAAAAAAGGTATGGCTAAAAAAAAGTTACCTGTTGCTAAAATGAAAAAATGCTAAATAAGCATGGCATTTAAAATGTCAGGTCCTCCTTATAATATGCATAATACGCCAATATATAGTAAGGACATGGATGACAATATTCTCGGAATGGCGCAATCAAATGGTACAATACTAATAAATAAGAATGTATCTCCTATTGAGCTAAAAAAGAATAAAACGGTTGAACATGAGATGGTACATGTAGATCAAATAAAAAGAGGCGATTTAGGATACGATGAAAACAATGTTTATTGGAAAGGAAAAAGGTACTCTCGCTCTAATATGAATGAGGGTGCCAAAAACCTACCATGGGAGATGGAAGCTTATAAAAAACAATAAATTTGCGTAATAATAATATTATAACTTTAATTTAATTTATTATGAAAAATTTATTATTAACATTAGTATTATTATTGGCTTTTTCATTTGTTAATGCTCAAAAATTAACACCTAAATTTTTAGAAGGTAATTGGGAAACAGAATTTCACAATGTTGAATTTAAGATTGTGAATAAAAAAGAATTAAAAATAACTATTATATTAAAAGAAATCAATGAACCAATTGATGTTCTGTCATATAAAATTCACGAAGGAGCTCTTTATATGGAAACATATTATGCTCCTAATAATTGGGCAGCGGTTGGTAAAGTTGTTTTTTTAAATAATGATACTATGGTAGAAGATGTTGTATCAAAACATTCTGGCACGTTAATATATAAAAGAAAACTAAACAATTAAAACAAAAAAAATGGCTTACAAACAAACACCAGGCAGAGGATCTATGCCTAAAACAGGAAGAGGTCTTCCTCCAACGTTAATGAGTTGTTCTCCAATGAAGCAACTTGATTTTGAATATACAAAAAAGCACACAACAGCTGTTGATAAATTTAATAAAGCTATTGAGTCTAATAAAGGTAAAGAAAATATTGAAAAAGGTCAACAAATTTCTTTAGACCCACAATCTGGTGTTGCAAAAAGTAATCCTGCAATTCACACTACAAAAAAAGTAGGTGGGTTTCTTGAAGAACGAGACACTAAAGGAGGACTTGTGAAAAGTGTTCAATGGAATCCAACTTCTCCAACAGGAGGTGCAGAAGCTGAAAAATTAGTAAAAGATGTTGAAAGAGCAAATAAGATTAAAACGTCTCAAGCTAGTAAAAATGCAGGATTTGCAAATTTAGGATCTGGAAGAACAGCCCCTAGCACTCCGGAACAAATTCAATCTATGAAAAACAGAGGAAGAATTACAACTAGATAATTATGAATATATCTAAAACAGGCTATAAAAAAAATAGCAAAGACAAAAACAAACCATATAATGTAATACCTAGTGGTAACATAACAATGAAAGATGTTGAGTTTGATGTTTTAGGTATAGATAATTTAGGTAATAAAAAAGTAATGAAGCCAGGGAGAGATTATACTTTTCCTGGTGACATTGTTTTAGAAGTGTCATTAAAAAAAGAAAGTTTATATAACAGAATATTTAAAAAAATAGCAGGTGGGAGGTAAGGTATCTCACGGGTCTCATAAGCCCGCATAACTTGGTTCGATTCCATGACGTTGCTACTATATTAACAATTAAATTAAATAAAATGGAAGTAGTAAGACAAATTACAAAAGAACAATTAGAAACTATTACTAAGCATCAAAAAGACTTAGCGACATTACTATCTAATATTGGTTTATTAGAAACACAAAAACATGCGTTATTACATCAAGTTGCTGAAGTAAATAGAAACTCAGAAGAATTCAAACTTGAATTGGAAAAAGAATACGGAGCAATCAATATCGATCTATCTGATGGATCATATACTGAGATTGAGCAAACACCAAATCAAGAGCAATAATGGATTCAATAGTTAGAAAAACTGGTTCATGTAAATTGTGTTTGATAGAATCCGAATTAGTTGATAATAGCAGATATTGTAGGTCTTGTAGAAATTTAAAGTGTAGAGCTTTGAGATATAAAATTACGGAAGAACAAGTCTTAGACTTATTATTAGAAGATACTTGCGAAATATGTAAATCAAAATGCTTTGGAAAAGATAAAGTTATTGATCATTGCCATTTATCCGGCAATATTAGGGGTATTTTATGCAGAAAATGTAATTTAGGGCTGGCTCATTTTAATGATAACATAGAAATGTTTATAAATGCAATTAAATATTTAAAAAAATGAATTCTATAAGAAAAATAAGCATTGGACCAGATTATAAAGAAAACGCTATGCACTATTCAATAAACCAAGAAGTATACGGGGGGCATAAAATCTCCTATATACTATTTGATGAAAAGGACAACTCCTACAATATATATATTAAGAAAGAAGATGAAGTAATGCCATGGAAAAAATTTAATTCAAATATGGCAATATCTGTTGAATATGATTTAGAATACTAATGAATATGACAGCTGTATTTGATTTTATAATTAAACCGGTAGGATCTAGATACAATAACAGCATTGATATTGATGGGAATCAATTAATATTGAATACCAGAATAGAAAGTTTTAAATCAGTTAATAAATTAGCAGAAGTTGTTTCTGTGCCTTTAGCTTTTGAAACGGATATAAAACCTGGTGATATTGTTGTAATACATCATAATGTATTTAGACGCTTTTATGATATTAAAGGTAAACAAAAGAATAGTCGATCATATTTTAAAGAAGATTTATATTTTTGTTCATCGGATCAAATCTATTTATATAATAGAGATGGTGAATGGAAATCTTATGGGGATCGTTGTTTTGTAAAACCTATAAAGAATACTGATCAATTTAAGCTAGATAAAGAACGTAAACATATTGGAATATTAAAATATGGAAATGATTCCTTAAACAAGCTTAAAATCACTCCTGGTGACCTAGTTGGATATAAACCTTATGGTGAATTTGAGTTTATTATAGATGGCCAGAGATTATATTGTATGAAATCTAATGATATTGTAATTAAATATGAATATAAAGGAAACGAAGCTGAATATAATCCGAGCTGGGCAAAAAGCAGTTGAGGAATTAATAAAAGTAGCTGAAGAAAAAATTGTAGATAGTGGAGATGATATATCTGCTGATAGATTAAAGAACGCAGCAGCTACAAAAAAGCTAGCTATTTTTGATGCCCTTGAAATCCTTAATAGAATACAAGAAGAAGAGCGAATGATAGAGGAGTCTGAAAAAACTACAGAAGTAAAAGTTTTTAAAGGATTTGCAGAAGGGAGGTCTAAATAATGTACGAACAAACTTTATATAGAGAAGTCACTGATCATATTAAGCCAAATATAATAAAACAAAAGAACAGACATAACAAATGGGAGTACGGTTATAACCGCGAGCATGATGTTGTTGTTATAAGTAAGACAGGCAAGATTGGTGAAATATATGAAATTCAAAACCTTAAAATTGCTTTACCTTTAATAGAGGATGCATATAAAAGGTCTAATAAACCACAAGATCAATATTGGGAACAAATAGAATTACCAAAAGAATTGTCAAAAATAAAAAGTGTTTTTGACTGGAACAAATATCCAGATACTTTTAAAGAAAATTGGTATGATTATATTGATCAAGAATTTAAAAATAGAGAAGAGGGTTTTTCATTTTATAATAACGGAAAACCAACTTATATAACGGGTACTCATTATATGTACTTGCAATGGAGCAAGATAGATATTGGTGCGCCAGATTTTAGAGAATCTAATAGATTATTCTTTATATTTTGGGAAGCTTGTAAAGCAGACAATAGATGTTATGGTATGGCCTATTTAAAAAATAGACGTTCAGGATTTTCATTTATGTCATCTGCAGAATTAGTTAATCAAGCGACCATATCAAGTGATTCAAGATATGGTATACTTTCTAAGTCGGGAGCAGACGCTAAAAAAATGTTTACAGACAAAGTTGTACCAATATCTATAAATTACCCATTCTTTTTTAAACCTATCCAGGATGGTATGGATAGACCAAAAACAGAATTAGCATATAGAATACCAGCATCAAAGCTTACTCGTAAGAAACTTGATGCTAATGAAAAGTTAGAAGAATTAGATGGACTAGATACAACTATTGACTGGAAAAACACTGGAGACAACTCTTATGATGGTGAAAAGTTAAAGTTATTAGTACATGACGAAAGTGGTAAATGGGAACGTCCAGATAATATATTAAACAACTGGCGAGTTACTAAAACTTGTTTACGATTAGGAGCAAGAATTATTGGTAAGTGTATGATGGGTTCAACATCAAATGCTTTAGATAAGGGAGGCGAAAATTTTAAAAAGCTTTATTATGAATCCGACATTACGAAAAGAAACCGCAATGGACAGACTGCTTCAGGATTATATAGTTTGTTCATACCTATGGAATGGTCGTACGAGGGATTCATTGATACTTATGGCTTACCTGTCTTCGACACTCCGGAAAAACCTATAAAGGGCGTTGACGGTAATTGGATTGAGATAGGAGTTATTGAGCATTGGCAAAATGAAGTTGAAGGTTTAAAAGGAAACTCAGATGCTTTAAATGAATATTATCGACAATTTCCAAGAACAGAACAACACGCATTTAGAGATGAGGCAAAACAAGCATTATTTAATCTGACAAAGATATATGAGCAGATTGATTATAATGATGATTTACGAAATACAAATGTTATAACAAGAGGAAGTTTTCAATGGGAGAATGGAATACAAGATTCTAAAGTATTATTTTACCCAAATCCTGATGGCAGATTTTTAGTTAGTTGGGTTCCGGATAAATACTTACAAAACCGCGTAATAATAAAAGATGGGTTTAAATATCCTGGTAATGAACATTGTGGCGCTTTTGGGTGTGATAGTTATGATATATCAGGAACTGTTGATACAAGGGGATCTAATGGATCCTTGCATGGATTAACAAAATTTTCAATGGAAAATATTCCTGCAAACCATTTCTTTTTAGAATATATAGCTAGGCCTCAAACAGCCGAAATATTTTTTGAAGAAGTTTTAATGGCTTGTGTGTTTTATGGAATGCCTATATTAGCAGAGAATAATAAAGCTCGATTGCTGTATTATTTTAAGCGCAGAGGATATAGAGGTTTTTCTATGAATAGACCGGATAAGACTTGGAATAAATTATCCCCTACTGAAAAAGAAATTGGCGGTATACCAAACTCTGGTCAAGATATTATACAAGCTCATGCGGCTGCAATTGAAACTTATATAGAAAACTATGTAGGTGTTCAAGGAGACAATCACGGGGATATGTATTTTCAAAGGACATTGAATGACTGGGCAAGATTTAATATTAATGATAGAACAAAACACGATGCTTCTATTAGTTCCGGTTTAGCTATAATGGCATGCAATAGGCACATGTACTCCCCTATTTACGAAACAGATAAAAGGTCTGTGCCTTTAAATTTTAAGAAATATAATAATAGTGGCAATACTTCAAAAATAATATAATAAATGATTTATACTAATAGCAATAGTTCTTTCCCTAGTCAGGTAGTACCTGATCAAGTGAAGCAAACATTAGAATATGGAACACTTGTAGGTAGGGCTATCGAAAATGAATGGTTTAGAGGAGATCGTGTTGGTGGAGCTGGAAATGATAGATTTGGATCAAACTGGCAAAACTTTCATAGACTAAGACTTTATGCAAGAGGTGAACAGCCTATACAAAAATATAAAGATGAGTTAGCTGTTAATGGTGACTTATCTTATTTAAACTTAGATTGGAAACCTATTCCTATTTTACCTAAATTTGTAGATATTGTTGTTAATGGTATTTCTAATAAAAGTTATAGTATAAGAGCTTATGCTCAAGACCCTGCAGCTACAAAAGCCAAAACAGAATATGCGTCAGGTATAATGCGAGATATGATGGCTCGTGAATTACTTGATGAAATACAAAGTAAATTAGGGGTTAATCTATATAATACAACAGATCCTGAAAACTTACCAGAATCAACAGAAGAATTAGAAATGAGATTGCAGCTTGATTATAAGCCTGCAATTGAGATTGCTGAAGAAGAAGTTATTAATCAGGTTTTAGCTACAAATAAATACGATTTAATCGCTAAAAGACTTAATTATGATTTAGCAGTTATTGGTATTGCATGTGCTAAAACATCATGGAATCCCGCTAATGGGATAGTTATCGACTATGTTGATCCAGCTAATTTAGTATATTCTTATACAGAAGATCCAAACTTTGAAGATATATATTATGTTGGAGAAGTAAAAGCTATAAGTTTAGAAGAATTAAAAAAGCAATTTCCTCATCTGTCAGAAGAAGACTTAAAAGAAATTGAAAAGTTCCCAGGAGACATGAATTATATTCGTAACTATCCTGGACAAAGTAATGATAATACAACTGTTCAAGTATTATATTTTGAATACAAAACATATTCAAATCAAGTATTTAAAATAAAACAAACAGAACAAGGGCTGGAGAAAGCTATTGAAAAAGACGATAGTTTTGATCCGCCAGAAAATGATAATTTTAAAAGGGTATCAAGAAGCATTGAAGTATTATATACAGGAGCCAAAATTCTTGGATATGAAAAAATGTTAGAATGGAAGTTGTCAGAAAATATGACTCGCCCATTTGCTGATACAACAAAAGTACAGATGAATTATACTGTCTGTGCTCCTAGAATGTATAAAGGTAGAATTGAATCATTAGTAAGTAGAACTACTACATTTGCAGATATGATCCAATTAACTCACCTTAAATTACAACAAGTATTATCTAGAATGGTACCAGATGGTGTATTCGTAGATGTAGATGGTTTAGCCGAAGTTGATTTAGGTAATGGTACCAATTATAATCCAGCAGAAGCTCTTAATATGTATTTCCAAACAGGTAGTATTGTAGGTAGATCTATGTCTCAAGACGGAGGTTTTAATCAAGGTAAAGTACCAATTCAAGAATTACAAACATCGAATGGTAATGCTAAGATACAAGCACTTATAGGCACATACCAATACTATTTACAAATGATCCGCGATGTTACCGGATTAAATGAAGCTAGAGATGGTAGTACGCCAGACAAAGATGCTTTAGTTGGATTACAAAAAATGGCTGCTGCAAATTCAAATACAGCAACAAGACATATAAAAGACGCAAGTTTATATTTAACATTAAGAACTTGTGAGAATGTTTCTTTAAGAATTGGAGATTCACTTAATTTTCCGTTAACAAAACAATCATTAATAGAAAGTATATCTTTATTTAATGTAGAGACTTTAAAAGAAATTGAAAATCTAAATCTGCATGACTTTGGTATATTCCTTGAATTAGAACCTGAAGAAGAAGAAAAAGCAGCTTTTGAAAGAAATGTTCAAATAGCACTACAATCAGGCAATATCGACTTAGAAGATGTTATTGATTTAAACCAAATAAATAATATTGGATTAGCAAATCAAGCATTGAAATTTAAAAAGAAGAAGAAACAAGAAAGAGATCAAGCTAATCAACAAGAAATGATCAGAGCACAAGGTGAAGCTCAAGCTCAAGCTTCTGAAGCAGCAGCAATGGCTGAAGTTCAAAAGAGAGAAGCTATAGCTCAAACTGAAATACAAGTGCTACAATCAAAATCTCAATTTGAGATACAAAGAATGATGCAAGAGTTAGAAATTAAAAAACAACTTTTAGCAGAACAATTCCAATATGATTTAGAGTTAGCAAAAATGCAAATGGATATTGCCAATACTAAATTAAATCAAATGGAAGATAGAAAAGATCAAAGAACAAAAATACAAGCAACACAACAATCAGAATTAATTGAGCAAAGAAAAAACAATACTATGCCAAAAGATTTTGAAAATACCGGTGCTGCAGAATTTGACTTAGGTCTTATGTAAAAAATATTAACTAATTTTATATTATTATATCATGTCACAAGAAGTAAAACAAGAAGGTAGTTTTAAATTACAAAAACCAAAACCTGCGGCTAGAAAATTAAATAAGCCTGCGACAGTTACAAAAGTAGATTTACAAACTAAAACAGAAGATAATGCCATTCAAGAGCAAAGCACAAATGAAAGCTTGTTACAGCCAAAACAGCCCGAAGTGGGATTGCAAGAAGTGGAGCAAGGAAACCAAATCGATCAAATCGTTACCGAAAAAGTTGTCCCCGAAAAAGAAGTAACTGAACTTAACGTAACGCCGGTTACTGTAATACAAGAAATATCTGAAGAAGAAGTAGCTATTAGCACTAGAGAATTAGAAGAAGAAGCTATAGAGGCTGTGAATACAGCGGAGACTACAGGTAAACAATTACCAGAAAACATTGAAAAGTTGATTTCATTTATGGAAGAGACTGGAGGAACAGTAGAAGATTATGTTAGATTGAATGCTGATTACTCAAGTGTTAATAACGAATTATTATTAAAAGAATATTATAAAAAAACTAGACCTCATCTGAATGATGACGAAATTGATTTCCTAATGGACGATCGTTTTGCATACGATGAAGACGAGGACGATGAACGTGAAATCCGTAAAAAGAAATTAGCGTTTAAGGAAGAGGTTGCAAAAGCAAAAGGTTTTTTAGAAGATCTTAAATCTAAATATTATGAGGAAGTAAAGTTACGACCAAGTATTAATAAAGATCAACAAAAAGCAATTGACTTTTTTAACCGATACCAACAAGAGCAGGAAGTTGTTGAAAGCCAACACTCAAGGTTTAAGAGCGACACAAAAAGTTTTTTCACTCAAGATTTCAAAGGTTTTGATTTTAAATTAGGTGATAAAAATTTTAGATATGGAGTTCAAAACGCTGAGACGGTAGCTGAAAAACAATCAAACATTACTAACCTAGTCAAGAAGTTCTTGAATGATAAGGGTGAAGTAACAGATTTGAAAGGTTATCACAAAGCAATGTATGCTGCTGAAAATGTAGATACTTTAGCTCATCATTTTTACGAGCAAGGTAAAGCCGACGCAATTAAAGAAATTACCGCTAAATCAAACAATGTATCAACCGCTCCGAGACAAACATCAAGCGGTGAAATATTTGTAAATGGTTTTAAGATAAAAGCAGTTAATGGTGTTGATTCTACAAAATTGAGAATAAAAAACAAATTTAACAATTAAAATTAAAAGATTATGGCAGATGTAACGCCTTCGTTTGGGACCATTAAACCGTCTCAAAAACAACAAGCTTTAGAAACTAACTATTTAAACTTTACGGATCCTAATAATGCGGATTTCGTATCTTTTGCACAACAATATTTACCAGAAATCTACGAACAAGAAGTAGAGCGTTATGGGAATAGAACTCTTTCCGGATTCTTACGTATGGTTGGTGCTGAAATGCCAATGGCATCAGATCAAGTTATTTGGTCAGAACAAAACAGATTACACATTGCTTACACAGGAGTTGAAGTAGATAGTGCTGCTGGAAATACATTAGTTATCCCAGTTGACTTAACTCCAGCTAATCCTAATGATTTCGTACAAAACGTTATCTCTATTAACCAAACTATTGTTATTTTAGATCCTGCTACAGGATTAGAGGTTAAAGCTATTGTTACTGCAAGTGATCCTATCACTGGTGACTTAACTGTTGCTCCTTATACTGCTGCTACATTAGCTGCTGCTGGATTTACAGACGGACAAGAAGACTTAAAAATCTTTGTTTATGGTTCTGAGTATAAAAAAGGATCTACTTTAGTAAATGATGACTATGTAAGTATTGAGCCAAGCTTTACTCAATTCTCTAACTCTCCTATCATTATCCGTAACAAATATGTTGTTAATGGATCTGACACAGCTCAAATCGGATGGGTAGAAATTGCTACTGAAGATGGAGCTGGTGGATTTATGTGGTATTTAAAAGCAGAGTCTGAAACAAGATTACGTTTTGAAGATTACTTAGAAATGGCTGTAGTAGAAGGAGAATTAGCTGCTGCTGGATCTGCTGCTTTAGCTGCTGGTAAAAAAGGTACTCAAGGTTTATTCGCTGCTATCCAAGAAAGAGGTAATGTATTAAACAACTTTACTGCTGGTGGTGGTTTATCAGAATTTGATTCAATCTTAAGAAACTTAGATACTCAAGGAGCTATTGAAGAGAACATGTTATTCTTAAACCGTCAGACTTCATTAGACTTTGATGATATGCTTGCTAACTTATCTTCTGGAGTTAATGGAGGGGTTGCTTATGGTTTATTTGAAAACTCTTCTGAAATGGCATTAAACTTAGGTTTCTCTGGTTTCCGTAGAGGTTCTTACGATTTCTATAAAACAGATTGGAAATACTTAAATGATGCTTCAACTCGTGGAGCTGTTGCTGAGTCTGCTATTGATGGTGTACTTGTACCTGCAGGAACTTCAACTGTTTATGACCAAATTTTAGGAACAAATATCCGTAGACCATTCTTACATGTTCGTTATAGAGCTTCTCAAGCTGACGATAGAAGAATGAAATCTTGGGTATTAGGTTCTGTTGGTGGAGCATATACTTCTGACTTAGACGCAATGGAGGTAAACTTCTTGTCTGAAAGATGTTTATGTGTTCAAGGTGCTAATAACTTTGTGTTATTCACTTCTAGCGCTGTATTAGCATAGTGCTAAAATAATAGTGTAAATTTTGCCCCCGTTGAATTTGCGGGGGTGATTTTTACTCTTTAAACAAAAGATTAATTAATTATATTATATCATGTCAAAAGAAAATACAAACTCACAAAAAGAGAAACAAACTACCAAGGATACTTGGGAGATTAAAGATAGAACATATCTATTATTAGGACCATATAGTCCATTAACTTATACAATATCATCAAGACACTCAAGAAGATTTCCTTTATTATGGTTTGATGTGGCTGCACAAGAACAAAGAGAACTAAGGTATGCTACAAATCAAAATTCACCATTTGTGGATGAACAAAAAGGAGAAGCTACTCTAGGTCATATTGTGTTTAAAGAAGGAGTGCTAACAGTACCAAAAGAAAAACAAAACTTACAAAAATTATTATCTCTTTATCATCCTTTACTTAATAAAAAATATAAAGAATTTGATGCAATTAAAATTGCTGTTAATGAATTAGATGATTTAGAAAAAGAATTAGAAGCTATGACGGCGGCATCATCAATGGACATCGATCAAGCAGAAGCAATTTTGCGTGTTGAATTAGGTTCAAAAGTATCTAAGATGACTTCTAAAGAAATTAAAAGAGATTTATTAATTTTTGCTAAAAGGAACCCGGGTCTATTTTTAGATTTGGTTAATGATGAAAATATTCAGCTACGTAATTTTGCTATCAAAGCATGCGAAGCTAACATTATAAAGCTATCACCAGACCAACGTGATTTCAAATGGGCAGCTAATGGTAAAAAATTAATGACTGTACCTTTTGATGAAAACCCGTATTCGGCTATGGCTGCATTTTTCAAAACAGATGAAGGTATTGAAATCTTCCAATCTATTGAGAAAAAACTTCAATAATACGTAATACTAATATATGGGCGGCTATTGCGTAAATAAACGCGGTAGCTGCCTAAATATTATAATAAAAACAGAAAAATGGCAATAAACGTAGATACAGTTTACAAAACGGTACTTTCTATTCTTAATAAAGAACAAAGAGGGTACATGACTCCTGATGAGTTTAACAAAGTAGCAACACAGGTTCAATTAGAAATATTTGAATCTTATTTTGATGATTTAAACCAACAACTAAGAGTTCCACAATCTAATACGGAATATGCCGATAGACAAAAAAATATAGATAACCAAATATCTATATTCAAAACATTTGGCAATTGTACTCTTCCATTAAGCCAAGAATATTTTATTGTGCCAGCAGATCTACATAAGATTGGTACAGTAATATATAAAGATGAAATAGAAGTTGAACGTGTTCAAAAAGACTATCTATTATATCTTAATTTATCACCAATTTCAAAACCTACAAAACAATTTCCGGTATATGTATATGAAAATTCTACTGTAGGAACTGGGGGTGGTAGCACTTTAAATCCCAAAATATATGTATGGCCTAAAGATATTAAAAGCGATATAAGCGTTTCATATATTAGAAAGCCAAATAATGTTGTCTGGAACTACACTGGGATAGGTGGTGTGCCATGGATAAGTGGTCCTTATATTTATTCTCCATCGACATCTGTTCAATTTGAATTAGATGCCTCTGAACAAACTAATGTTATAACAAAAATATTATTATATGCTGGAGTTATAATACGTGACCCTGAAGTTGTACAAGTTGCAGCACAAAAATCTCAACAAGAAGAAATTAACTCTAAATCATAAATAATATGCCAATGCCTAATGGCGGTTTAATTACCGAGACAAATAGACAATACTACGAAGGTGTACAAAGTTTTGTAGGAGATGGAATCGAACAAGGTTTTAAAACTACTTTTAATACTGATTTAGTTTTTTATTCAAGCGATCCAAATGATTTTAATTACCCTTTAAATAATTTTAAACTATATACAAGTCCAACAGGATTACCAGGTACTTTTACGGAGTTTATTGGAAATTATACGGTAAGTGATAATAATATAGTATTTACATCGTATATACCCAATAATGGTGAATATATAGTTGTACAATTAAAAAAATTAGATGGTGGTAATTATGGAGACAATAATGCTTATGGCAATATTGTTGAGCAAAACTATGGAGGTTACCAATATATAAAATTAGTTGATGTAGTAAATAATTTTATGGTAGCATACGTTGGTCCTGGTAAAATAATATCAGATGTTAAAAGAACTGATGTTATATTTCATGCCAAACGTGCAATGCAAGAATTTAGCTATGATACTCTTAAAAGTATTAAATCTCAAGAGTTAACTATCCCCCATTCATTAAGTGTTGTATTACCACAGGATTATGTTAATTATGTGGGTATGTATTGGGTCGATAGGCTTGGCGTAAAGCATCCAATTTATCCAGCTAATAACTTAACCTCAAATCCATCAGAAGCTCCTTTACAGGACGATTTTGGAGTTGAAATACAAGACGCATTTAATGACAACATAGAGACAAGTCCTATAATAGAAGACAGATGGAGAAGAGCTAATACTAACTTAATTGATGGTATGTATTTGGCCAGTTGGGACGGAATTAATTCAGGTGTAAATTATGACAATTATGACAGTGATAATTGGGGACCTGTAGGTAGAAGATACGGATTGGATCCTCAATATTCACAAGGTAATGGTTGGTTTACAATAAATGATAGAGAAGGTAAAATTTCTTTTTCTAGCAATTTAATAAACATGATAATTACCCTAGATTATATTTCAGATGGACTAGCGTATGATTTGGATTCAAGAATGCCTAAAATGGCGGAAGACGCAATGTATGCTTATATTTTACATGCTGTAATTGCTACAAGAAGAGATTCACCTGAATACCTTGTGCAAAGATTTAATAAAGAAAAATTTGCTAAATTAAGAAATGCTAAAATACGCTTATCTAATATTAAGCTACATGAGATTGTACAGGTAATGCGAGGCAAATCTAAATGGATTAAACACTAAAATATAATGGCAGAAACTAAAAATAATTTTACAGGTGGCAGAATGAACAAAGATATTGATGACAGGCTTATTCCTGAAAATGAATATCGTAATGCCATAAATTTACAAATAAGCAAGTCTGAAAACTCTGATGTTGGAACTTTACAAACAATACTAGGTAATCAATTAGTTATTGATTTTAATAATTTAACAGAAAGTGAAGGACTTGATTGCATTGGTTATTTTGTTGATACTGCAAATAATAGAGTATTTTTATTTTTAACTAATTATACAGATACTAACGCTACACCGCAATATTCAGTTAGTGCAAAAAATTATATATATGTATATAACATATTACAGAATACTTCAATTAAATTAGTTGAAGGCGCTTTCTTAAATTTCTCAAAAAATGCTCCGGTAATAGGAGTTAATCTTTTAGAAGATTTATTATTCTGGACCGATAATAGAAATCAACCAAGGAAAATAAACGTAAATAGAGCTTTAAATTCAAGTACATATTATGTAACAGAAGATCAAATATCAGTTGCTAAATTAAGTCCTGTATATGCAATAGATTTGTATACGGAAAGTGCGTTGGTTGAAGATGAATATGAGACCACAATGTATGATGTTACCAGTGAGTTTCTTCCTCCTTATGGTTTAACCGCAACAGTAGATGGTGCAATTACAGCAACAGATACTTTTATAATAGATGATCCAATTACAATACCTTATCCTGAGCCAGGACAAATAGTATCCGGAGCAGGTATACCCTTAGGAGTAAGAGTAGTAACGTATAATCCAATATCTTTTACGGTGGTTGTTTCTGAAAATATAACATTGGCAAACAATCAAGAGATAAAGTTTAATGCTAATCCATATTATAATCCAGACTTTATTGGGGATCCTTCATATTTAGAAGACAAATTTATTAGATTTAGTTATAGATATAGATTTGATGATAATGAATATTCTATATTTGCTCCATTTACACAAATAGCATATATACCAAAGCAAGATGGGTATTTTTTATATGATAATCCAGATAGTTTACCAGAAGCTCCTGTAGACGATGAAACAGCTGCATATAGAAGTACGATAGTTTCTTTTATGATTAATAAGGTAAATAATATATTTTTACAAATAAAATTACCTTGTCCAGCAAATGAATTACAATCGACTTGTAAAATATCTGAAATAGATATATTATATAAGGAGTCTGACGGGTTAGCCGTACAAGTTGTAGATGTTATACCGGTTTCCGAAATAGCAGCTCAAGCAGGTACTTCAGATGTATATATATATAACTATCAGTCTAAGAAACCATTTAAAACTTTACCTGAGAGAGATTTAATTAGAGTATATGATAAAACTCCAGTAAAAGCTTTAGGTCAAGAAATTATAAGTAATAGAGTTGTTTATAGTAATTATCAAGACAAACAAGGGTATCCAAAATTTTTAAATTACAATGTAGTTTGTAATGAAAAAGCAGGGTTTGATATTGATGCAAATACAACTAGTATAATTGAATATCCAAATCATTCTGTAAAACAAAATAGGAATTATGAGATAGGAATTGTTTTAAGTGACAAATTTGGAAGACAATCAGGTGTTATACTATCTAACGCTATTTCTTCATTTAATCCTAATTTTAAAGCAGCATCTCTATATGTGCCATATAAGGCAGAAACGTCCACTGATAGCGGAATACCCGCAGATGGCATAGTTAATCAATGGCCTGGATTATCATTTAAAATGTTGTTTAATGAACAGATAGGTGCCAATGGCATAACTGATTGGCCTGGCGTATATAATGGAGATTCTGAATCTGAAGATTATAATCCTCTTGGATGGTATTCTTATAAGGTTGTTGTAAAACAAACAGAACAAGATTATTATAATGTTTATTTACCTGGAATGATGGCTTCATATCCTGAAGATCCAACAAAAGAACTTGATAAAACATCACATTTTGTTTTAATCGGCGACAATATAAATAAAGTACCTAGAGACTTAAATGATGTTAGCGGTACACAAGAACAATATAGAAGTAGTGTAAAGTTATACTCTAGGGTTAATAATATATATGATACTTTATTACCTGATTTTTATAATGAACAGTTTTATCCAAGCAATACTTTCTCTTTTGTTAATACAATAGCAACATTAAATTCATTGTTCCCTGGAGCAAATCCTATTACACCACCGCCTCCTCCTGAATATGATCAATTTTATCAAAATATATCTAATCCTTTGATAGCTAGATTATCTACTGCTACAAAATTAGGTATTACAACATTAGAAGCAGGCACGGCTGAACCTCTTAAAACTATAAGATTAGCCGTTTGTGAAACTGATCCATTTGACTCAAGATTAGATTTATATTGGGAAACATCAACAGCTGGAATAATAAGCGAATTAAATGAAGCAATTTTAGAGGGGTCTGATGCTCCGGCAGCAATACAAGATTGGTTGTTTAATTTACCGGAATCGGCAGAAATAGGTTATAAAGCAGTAGAAGATTTTTATTTTTCAGATTTAATAGGTGCTCCATTAATTATTCCTATTGGTGATATAAGTTTTACAGTGCAAAATGAAAATAACGACGATAAAACAGCTTTATTTAATTTAACAGCAGGAGCAGGACCCGGACTATTTAATATAGAGACTACTGATTATTTTTATTATGGATTCAATGCGAACACTTTAGATTCATATACATTCTATATTACTGTAGATACATTTTCACCACCTACAACAACAGAATTTGAAAAGTTAGGAGCATTAAGTAACGTGACTCCTACTATAACAACTTTCCCTAGCAATCCATTGTTCAAAGATTTAAACGAAACTTTTGTTTTTCAATTTGAAGGTAACAATGGATCTAATTCACTCGGAGGCAAGGATCAAGATGATCTTACTTGGTCAATAGTTGGTGGAAGTGACGAATTTTCTATAAACCCAACTACAGGAGAGTTAACACAACCTTCTGGTGATATATATCCTGGATCATATAGTCTAACAATAAGATTAACTGATGCAGGCGGGCTTTATGACGACTTTACTTTTGTTGTTCGATATACATCTGAAACAGGTATAACATGGCAAGTAACCTCTGGTGGACCTGGAATAATATCAACAGGCAGTGAACCAGCAGGATATTTCTTTTCTTCTGGTACAATAATTGTTGAGGAGGGTATTACCGCTAGAATTAGAGCTGGATCATTTCCGTCTACTGTTGATGCCATTGTTGTATCCGATGTTACTATTACTGGGGAGGGGACATTGATTAAGTCTGCTAATGGTAGTGGCGAAAGCGGGTTTTCAGATGATGATTTTGAACTAACAGAAGGTACTTACACTTTTAGTATAGAAGTAAATTATTTCTTTACAGAAGGCGGAGTAGGGGGAATGTTTATAGAACCTATATAATAATAACGGTAGAATGATTTTTATATTGTTCTACCGTAATTAATACAATAAATAAGTGATAATAATTATATGGCAGCTGCAATAGAAATTAAATATTTTAATACATTTTTGTTAAAAAAAGTATTAAGTGATGAAACATCGGATTATAATCCTATATATGGAGGATCTTTTGGTATCCCTGAGCAAATTGGAGGATACCCTTCTCCTAACTTATTAAATGCTTTAGGTGATAATTATGGTGAATGGGTTATTGAAGAATCTAGAATACAAGGAGGATTTAATAATACAACTGTTGATTTTGGACCAAAAGCATATATAGTGGATGAAGATAATGGGGCGTCTATACGTTCTAGTTCTTTGATATATTCTGGAATTTATAATTCTAGGACAGGCACAAATAATACCAATCAGTTTTCAGTAGGTGAAGAAATAACAAAAAGTTTAAACCCTGCAAATGGATCTATACAAAAGTTATATGCGGAAGATACTAACTTAATTATATTCCAAGAAGATAAAGTAAGTAGAGCTTTAGTTGATAAAGATGCTATTTATTCAGCTGAAGGAGGCGGAACAGTAACATCTGCTTTTGCTGTAATTGGTGATATTCAAGCTTACGCGGGTAATTATGGTATTAGTAAAGACCCAACAAGTTTTGCTGTATATGGATATAGAAAATATTTTACTGATAGATTTAGAAACGCTGTACTTAGATTGTCTCAAGACGGTATAACAGAAATATCAGAATATGGAATGACCGACTTTTTTAGAGATGCATTCAATAATATAAATTCACCAATTCCTGAATATGGAACTGGCAATATAATAGGAGGATGGGACATGTATAATAAACAATATGTTTTATCTTTACAAACAAGTCCTGCTAATCCAAATGAATATTATGCTACTACTAATTTTGATGAATTAGTAACGGGTTTTACTGGATTTTTTACTTTTAAACCAACACAATTGTTTAGTGTAAGAAGTAAAGTATATTCATTAAAAGACGGTAAGCTTTGGTCACATTATAGTAATAGCTCTCCAGTAGGATCTTTTTACGGGGTAACAAACGCATCGTCTATAACTTTAGTAATTAATGAAAATCCTTCCGTAAGTAAAAACTTTAAAACTGTAAATTACGAAGGAGACAATGGTTGGCAAGTTGATAGTTTTATATCCGATGCCCAAAAGTTTGATGCAGGATCAACTCCTGGATCTTGGATTTCAACATCAGATACTGTTGCTCAAGTACCAAGTTACATAAAAGGAGCTTATGACGGATTAGGCAATGCATATCCTTCACCATTGACTCAGCCAATTTATCGTTATGGTTTTGATAGAAAGGAAAATAAATACTACGCAAACTTAAACAATAATAGTGTACCTACTGACGGAGAAGTAATCTATGGTTCTCAAATGACAGGGATAAAAGGCAGATATGCTACAGTTACATTGTCAACTGATAACGTTACAAATCCGGGTGGGATAAAAGAACTTTTTAGTGTGGGTTCTGTATTTTCATTGTCAAGTTATTAAATATAAATGGAAAATAAAATTAAATCAAATCAAGAACATCGGTTAATAAATACTGAGTTCATAAATAAAGTGGAACAATTAGAATCAACAATGCTAGCAATGGATACTCCTTTAATAGCAAAGGGAAATTCTGATATGTTCCCGCTAAAACATTCATTTTCAGAAGGCATTTACATTAGAGAGATGTTCATGGAAAAAAACGGATTTGTTATCGGAAAACTATATAAAATATCACACACTTGGTTTTTATTAAAAGGAGAAATTACAGTAGCAACAGACGAAGGGATTAATCATTATATAGCGCCTTGTTATGTACATGCACCAGAAGGAACAAAAAGAGTAATCCATGCAGTTGAAAATTCTATATTTGTGAATGTATATCCAAACCCAGATAATATAACAGACATTGAAACATTAGAAAATATGTTGACATGCAAGTCTTATGAAGAATATAAAGAATATAAACTTTTAAACGAATAGAGTATGACTATGGTAGTAGCAGGTGCTATTGGAGGCGGAGCCACAATAGTATCAGGAATTATAGGCATGGGTAGTGCCAGAAAAGCCAGAAAGAGAGCAGAAAGAGAAGCTCGGGCTAAAGCTGCTGAATTGGCTAGATTAGAAAGATCACGACAAGCAATTATAAATCCTTATTCAGGTGTACGAGATATTAGTTCTTTAGCTTCTGATCTAACAGGAATGGTATCAAATCCTTATGCTAGTTTAGGTGTTGCTACAAAAGCGGCAGAATTTCAAGCTGAACAAGCAGATATGTCATTAGCAAATACATTAGATACTTTACAACAAACAGGAGCTAGCGCTGGAGGAGCTACAGCATTAGCTCAAGCTGCTTTACAAAGTAAAAAAGAAATTTCTGCTAATATTGAACAACAAGAGAGTGAAAATCAAAAACTACGAGCTCAAGGAGAACAAAACTTGCAGCAATTAAAAATGTCTGAAGCTCAAAGACTACAAGGCATTCAAATGTCAGAAGCTCAAAGAGTGCAAGAAGCGGATGTTGCAGGTAAACAATTTATGTTTAGCGTAAGAGAAGGAAGGGAAGTAGCTCAAATGGATAGGGTTGCTGGACAAATGCAACAAGCACAAGCACAAGCGGCGCAAGCTAGAGCAGATCAAATGGGGGCATTAACAGGTATGATTGGTGGTTTAGGTTCTATTGCTTCTTCTATGGCCGCAAGCAACACCGGCAGTGGAAGCAACTCGCCAACTAATTCTCAGGTTAGATCTCTTGCTGGTGGATTAGCTAGCGCATTTGCTCCGTCTGACAGAATATTAAAGACGAATATTGAAAATATTGGTATATCGCCAAGTGGATTAAATATATATTCTTTTAAATATAAGGATGATAAATTTGGCAAAGGGTTATGGCAGGGAGTTATGGCTGATGAAGTTCCTTCTTTTGCTGTGTCTAAAACTAATGATGGCTATTATCAAGTTGATTATTCTTTAATTGATGTGGAATTTAAACAAATATAATATATGGGAGCATACAGTAATCCACAAATAATAGTTGATACTCAAACAGGTCAGCATTTTAGAAATCTACAAGAATCAATAGCGGGATCTTTTGCAAACTTTGCACAAAGTTACTCTGCTAAGCAAAAAGAAATTCAAAAAAAATTAGAAGAAAATCAAAAAAAGATAGAGGAAGTTAATAAAGAGACCGATGAATATTCTTTTGCTCTTAGAACAGCTGTAAACAAAATAGAAACTACTGATAGCAAATTAGATGTGGCTGGAACTTTTGAACCATTGATCCAAGAAGCTGTAAAGCTAAAATCAGGTTTGCTAAATAATACTATAACTGGTCAAGATAGACAAAAAGCTATGCAAAAGTTGGCAGATATAAATTCAACTATATCTGGTAACTTTTCAGTAAGTTTAGGCGATATATCTTCCTATGCTGAAGATGTTGATGAAGCATTACGAAAACCATTAGGTAGCCCTGGAGGATTAGCTATAGATATGGCTGCCGAAGATGTTAGAGCATTACGTATAATGCAAGGTAAATTAGGAGGTACCAAAAAAGCAGTTTATAAAGATGGTAATCCAAATAATCTTGTTTGGGAAATCTACGATGATACAGGAGAACTAGTAAAAGAATATTCTGCTTCTAAATTAAAGAAAATAGGGGATTTAGGTAATGAGTATATAAAACTTGTGCCAGACCAAACAGCTAATAATGAAAGTATAAAAGTAAATAATAATACTGTATTTGAAACTGTTCCTGTAAATCCAAAAGATCCCGAAGCTGGATCTCAAGCCACCGGCAGAATCACTGACAACTTTTTAGAAAAAGACACTGATGGTAATATTAAAACAGAAAAAAAATATATTGGTGGTAAAGGATCAAACGTGTATAAATTAGTAGCCAAACCTGATTATAAAAAAATAGAGGCTGCTATAGCTACGCAATTAGATGCACAAATTGCTGGATTGACAGATGAAGAATTAATGTTGCATACAAATAATACTGTTAATAAATATAGAGAAGCGGCTGGATTAAAACCTATATACTTTGATTCAGACGGGTTATTAGATAACATCGAAAAAGAACAAGCTATTGCGGCTTATAAGGATCACTTTATAAACACACAAATAGCTAAAGAACAAGATATACTTAGAGAAGATTCTAATGTATTATTACAAGAAGATCCAAAACCGACTAAACCTAAAACAGCTAAACCATCTAAAGAGAAAAAACCAGCTACAAAATCTCAAACACAACAAGCTTTAGAAAACATATTTGAGACCCCTGCTGCTGATAGAGAGGAAAAAGGCGTTGGTGAAGGAGTGCGAGTAAATAGTCCCGCTGGCGAGACATTTATATATAGCCTCTGGGCAAATATATACAGAAGATCAAATAAATAAAATGGCAGCCGAGCAAAAAACCTCGGCTAGTGCCATTATAAAAAGTAAAGGTTTAAAAAGAAAATCTTCTACAACTTCAACAGTTACAAAACAAACTAAAAAAACATATCCTTGGAGTAATCAAGAGGAAAAAGAGCCTAAAGGTGATTTTCTTGGCAAATTTAAACAAGCTAAAAAAGTTCAAGCAGCTAATATAAAGAAAAGCACTGAGGAAGTTTCAAATTTTATAGATCAACAAAATGCAAATTTTCCTTTTGGACAAAAAGATCAATTGCAATCTATTTTAAATCCAGCAGAAGAGTTTAATAAAACGCTAGCTAATCTTCCTAAAACGCCTGCTAAACAGGAATGGGAAGAACTAGAAAGTAAAGAATCTGAAGTAATTAATTATATAAAAAGTAAACCAATTGATTATGGTTTAATTGATAAATTATATAATGACGAAATAAACGATTCACAGGCTATAGATTATATAAGAGAAGGCAGTAAAAATTGGCTTAATGATATTGTATTAGGACCAGTTTCTATGGTAGGTCAAGCTCTTGGTGCTGAAATAGATTTGACTATATCCCCATTTAAGCCATTAGAGAAAGAAAAAAAGCAAGCTATAGGCATATTATCAAAAAGAAAGAAAAAAGGTCAGAAAATAAGTGCTGAAGATGTTGACGCTCTTGCTAAAGAAATATTTTATAAAGAAAAAATATTAATACAAGAAGGCAAAGCCGCTGAAGAGTACTGGGACAGTCAACCCACATGGATGCCTGAAGTTGCTATTCAAAAAGAAAAACTTAAAATTAGAGCAATACAAGACGTATTAGTATCATCTGATTTAGCCCGTCAACAAACCATATTGGCTAAAACCTATAGTAATGAATTAGCCGGATTTGAAGAATATGCTAAAAAATTTAAAACCTTCTATAATGAGGGAAAAGTTACTAATGATGAAATAGCTACATACGAGAACCTTAGAAATTCAGCTAACAAAGCAAAAACTAGTTTAGAAGGAATATATGAAAATTTTCCAAATTATATTGATAAAATAAAAAGTGATGAGGAAAAATTAGAATATTTTAAATACAACTATAATGATATTGAATCTAGTATTTCTAGGTTTGTTGGTACTAGTATTAATATTCTTGGCGGATCAGCAAAGATAATAGGTGATACTATTGATTACGGAGAGTCATTTTTAGGAATAACAGATGGTATAGGCAATTTATTAAGTGAAGTTGGTGAAGCTAATATAAGAGTTGGTAATAAATTTAAAGAAAATGTAAAAACCACATCTTTTGATGATGTTAACTCCTTCGCTGACTTTGGTAAATATTTTTCAGGTTTATTATTTGAACAAATTCCAGTATATGCTGCAATGTATTTCGGAGGATCCTACGGAGCCGCTGCTGTGTCATTAGGATCAGGGGGACAAAAAATCCAAGAAATGGAAGATGAACTTGGGTCTAACTACGACTTAGGTACTAAATTATTAGCTGGTTATGGATTTGCACTTTCAGAATTTATACCTGAAAAACTAGGTACATTAAGAATGTTTGACAATATGAAAAAAGTCATGTCTTCTGTTGATACTCAGTCCAGACAAATATTTAAAGAAAACTTTATTAAATCAAGTTTAAAAACCATTGGAACAGTTGGTATTGAAAGTCAAATTGAGGGTGGTACTGAAGTATTGACAGAGGGATTAAATATGCTGTTAGACGAGCATTTACTTGGAAAAACTGTAGCTCCATCAGAAAGATCTAAAAGGTTTAAAGAAGCTTATGCGGGAGGAGCGTTTATGGGGGGTGGAACCCAAATGGGTGGAGGAGTTTCTCTTCTTGTAGCAAAAGAATTAAAAAATTATGCTACAGCTCAAGAAATGACTGCTAGTAAGAGTATAATGGATCGTATAGATTTTTTGCAAACAGAATTGCAAACAAATGCAAAACTGTCTGTTAAGGAAAGTGAAGAAATAATATCTGAAATAAAAACATTATCGAATGAGTCAATAAAAGTTATTGAAAATTCGGAGGATAGAGTCTATGATATGTCAACGGAAGACATGACCGCTGTTTTAGATATAAATAGAAAACAACAAGATTTAAGAAATTCATATATAGAATTATCTCAATCTAACTTTTCGCCAGAAATAAAAAAAGATAAAGCTGCTGAATTAAAAAATGAATTTAATAAATTAGAAGAAAAGAGAGAATATTTATTAACTGGTCAATATGCTCAAATAAATAAAATAATAAGCAACAAAGCTATAATTAATACCAGTGTTGATAATATTAAAAAAATTATATCTACATTAGGCGAAGAGGAAATATCTAATAAAATAGGTAATCAAGGTTCTATTGCCGTATTTGAAACTATTGAGGGACTTAAGAAGGCTTACAAAGAATGGTTAGTTGCAGAAAATAATATTATTAAGCAACAAATAGATGATATTAATAAAAAAATATCATCCGGCGAATTACCTGCAGATACGGCTGTAGACCCGGATTTATATATAAAATCTGATGATCAAATAAATGCCGAAGTAGAAGAAGGAGCAAAATCAGATGGATTTGAATTATCAAATGGCCAATCTGTTATCAATCTTAGTATGGCTTCTGCAAAAGGAGCAATCAATGTTGCTCAGCATGAATTTTTACATAAGGTATTAGCTAAAGCTCTTAGTGACCCTATGGAAAGAAAAAAAGTAGTTAATGGATTTTTATCTGTATTAACTGCAAAGGAAAGAGCTATAATTCAAAAACGTATTGATGAAAATTATTTAGACAAAGATACTGGTAAATTAAGTGATGATAATTTAGAGGAGTATTTTACTGCTTTTATTGATGCTATTGCTTATGGGCAAATTGGTGGTAAAAATCAAGTTAAAGATGTACTAAGAAGAGCTTCTAGACCAATTCTAAAAGTTTTAAGAAAACTAGGGTTTTCTAATGCTAAGTTTAGTGAAGGTAGAGATTTTTATGATTTTCTAAAAGATTACCAATCAAATGCTAGTAAAGGGAGAATAAGCACTCGCGCTAAAGAATTATTAGACGGAAGACCGATATCAACAACTGTAAAATATTCTAAGTCTATTGAAGAAAGAATGGATGCTTTAGATGAACAACTTAATGACGGTGAAATTGATTATGATACTTACGAAAGAAAAATGATTGCTCTTGAAAAAGAGGAAGCCGAATTAAAACGTAAGGAATATGAAGAACAAAAAACTGGTTTAAGTAAAGAGCCAGAGGTTAAAAAAGCAGAGAAAAAAGAAGCAAAACCTAAAGAGCCAAAATCAAAAGAAGATATAGAAATAAGTGAAGTAGCGGCTAAAGCTAAAGCTAAACTTGATGCTATTGGTAATGACCCAAAAGGTTTTGATCCTGGTAATCCAACTATATATAGTGAACTTGATAAAATGGTTAAAGTAAAATCAAGAAACTGGAGAACCAATAAAGGGACAGTTATAGATTTTACAAATAAAGATAAAGGGGGATTAGACGGTTTTGATATGGACGAGATGACTAGTTATGTTAGAACATCGATGATACCGTATATTGCTAAGTTTGATCCATCTAGAAACAACAGTTTATATGGATATATAAATGCACAATATATAAACCGTATGAGAGCTGCTTTAAAAAGTGGCGAAGTTGCGAACGTTGTGTTTACTGAGGATATTACTGAAATGACCAAGTTAGCTAACGAGGATGTTGAAGTAACTAAACCGTCATTGCCTGAAAGAAAACGTTTCCAGCTAAAATATTACCTGTTGTAAGAACATTGAAATCAAAGATTAATGAAAAAACATCTTTGAATAAAACTGTTGTTCCTCTAATTGCAGAAATAAGAGATGAAATGGGTAAGCAGGCTGACATTGATATTAAGAAAGCAATGGGCGGTAAAGAAAATCAAGAGTTACAAAATTGGTTAATTGTTAACAAAAAAACCATTCTTGAAAATATGACGACTACTTGGTTAATGGGTAAAGATCAAGGGAATAAAGTATTAGGAGGTATGCCTTTTGCAATACAAAAAAGAGTAAATGGCCGTTGGCTTAATTATCCAGAATGGGTTGGTAAAAAAATAGACAGAGAATCTGTAGACGTTGATTTAGCAGGTAGAACAGCTGGCCATGAAATGGTTAGAAGATTGCCTGAAGTTAATAAGAATGTGTCAACTACAGAATTTTTATCATCTATTATAGACTTAGAGACGGGTAATATAATTAGAGGAAGAAAAGAAGCTTTGGCTAAAGTATTAGCGGAAGAGGTTTCATTTGATATTATATCTGACGATATTGCTAATGATGGTATTATAGCTGAAGCATTAAACAGAAATCAAGAGTTAAAAGGTGCTATTACTGAAAGAATAATAGTAGAAGAATTTAATAGACTAGCGGAGCGCGGCAATATTAAATTTTCTTTAACAGAAAAAGAACTTACAGATGGAATAAGTTATCTTATAGAAAAAAGCAGTTTTAATGCAGCAATGATAGAAAGAAAAGGAGAATATAATCCATTTAAAGCTTTATATAATAAATTAATCACAAATGGATTTACAGACGACGACTTAGAAGAGCTATTTACAAAATATAATGACGTATTAGATAAAATAGCTCATTATAAACATGAAAAATTTATAGGCGGAATAATAAAAAGTCGTTTATCAAAAAATTATATTTATAAACTATTTGGTGGTAACAATAATTATGTTCCAGACGTTTTAATAAGCGAAGGCAAAAGTTTAAAAAATATTAAAACAGATAACGCTTTAAAAGTTATCGTTGAAATAAAAAAAGATATATTTGCAAGAATGACATCCGCTACGCTTAATGTTGTAAAAACTAAATATTCTGGAACCGATTGGGGTAAAAAAATAATAGAAGAATATAATGATTTTAAAGAAACAAATTTATTTAAACAAATTGGAGATTATTTAACAAATGAGACAGAAAGCGGTGGATATAAAATAAAAGATGTTGAGGGGTTGAAATCTTTATTAAAAGGTAAAAAAACTATATTTAAAATAGATTTATCTATTGATAGTATAAAAGATATCAATAATAATAAAGCTTTTAGTAACGATTTATTAGTAATTGGAACTTCTTTAACAGATTATTTTGGAGCTGATTTTTTAGAAAAATATGAAATAACTGATACCGATATTATTACTGCGCAAGTTGAATTAAAAATAGAAAAGAATGGTTATTTAAGACCTAGAATTTATTTTTATATAAATAAAAAAGCAGCTAAGGATATTGATAAAATAGCTTCTAAATTAAGTTTAAAGGATATAAACGACAAGGTCAATGCTGTTATGCAAAGAAAAAGAAACAGCATGCACTCTAAGTCTTTAGAAAATAATTTAAACTCCTTTAACAAAGATAACAAAGGTATTACGGTAGTATCTGACTATATTACTGCAAATAATATTAGAAGAATAGATGCGGAAACTTCTTTTGATGTATTAAATGATCTTAATAAATCTATAGAGGAATGGTGGGGTATTCTTGAAGATAAAACAATAGACGGAATGGTTAGTTCTGTTGATTATGCTTTTGATATAATTGAGGATCGTGAAAACGAAGGTGGACCTTTAATGGCAGCGGTAAATAATGCTCTTAATTTAGAGACTATTAAATCTGCAGAAAAACAATTAAATGAATGGATTAATAATGATACTAAATGGAAAGCAAGACCTAAATTTAGTAAGTCTTTAGACTACGAATTTAATGATATGCTTGAACGCAATAAAGCCATACCTTCTTATGAGAAATTTTCTGATGTTGTTGCAAAAAGAAAAGGAGCAAAAGTAAGAAACTTATCATTTTTCGTACCGCCATCTGCAGATGACTTTAGGGGATTAACAACCTACATGTTTTCAGGCAAAGGCAAACAAGGAGAATTAGACCAGCAATTTTTTGATAAAAATTTAGTTATACCTTATGTAAAAGGAATAAATGCCTTAGATTCTGTTAGGCAATCTATAAAAAAAGAATACAAAGCATTGTTATCTGAATTTCCGGATATTAAATCTAAATTAGAAAAACTTACTCCTGATAAGCAGTTTACTTATGATCAAGCTATAAGGGTATATTTATGGAATAAGAATAATATAGAAATACCGGGATTAAACAGGAAAGATAAAAATAAATTAGTATATCTTGTTAAAACCGATCCCAATTTACTTTCTTTTGCCGAAGCCTTATCTATAGCAGGTAGACAAGACGGTGGCTGGATGGAACCTTCTGATACATGGGATAGCGAAACTATTATTTCTGATCTACATAATATTACAGAAGGTGATGGTAGAAAACAATGGTTGGCTGAATTTATAGAAAATGCCAATGCTATTTTCTCGACTGAAAATTTAAACAAGATACAAGCTATATATGGAACGAATGTAAGGATAGCTCTTGAGGATGCTTTATATAGAATGAAGAATGGTAAGAATAGACCTGAAGGCACTGACGCTCTAACTAATCGTTGGATGAACTGGATAAACGGATCTACTGCTGCAATCATGTTCTTTAATGTTCGTTCCGCTATATTGCAAACAATATCTTCAATCAACTATTTAAACTGGAATGATAATAATCCTTTAATGGCGGCAAAAGCATTTGCAAATCAAAAGCAATATTGGACAGATTTCGCTATGATTATTAACTCAGATAAAATGAGAGAACGAAGAGCTGGATTAAAAGCAGATGTTACACAAGCTGAGATTGCTAATGCTGCTAATAGTGCTAAAAACAAAGCTAGAGGTATTCTTTCATATTTACAAAAAATAGGATTTACACCTACACAAGCGGCAGATAGTTTTTCTATTGCAATTGGTGGTGCTGCATTTTATAGAAATAGAGTTAATACTTATTTAAAACAAGCAGATGAAGATGGCAATTTGATAAATACAAAAAAAGAAGCAGAAGATAAAGCTTGGTTAGATTTTTCAATGATCTCTGATCAATCCATGCAGTCCGCTGATCCATTGTATATATCAAAACAGCAAACAACCTCATTAGGACGTCTTGTATTAGCTTTTGCTAATACTCCTTTACAATATAATAGATTGATAAAGAAAGCTACTTTAGACTTAGTTAATAAGCGTGGAGACTGGAAAACTAATATGTCAAAAATATTATATTATGGAGCATTACAAAACTTTATATTCTCGGCTTTGCAATCGGCATTGTTTTTACCTTTTGAAGATGAGGAAGAAGAAGTTTTAGCTAAAATGTCAAAGGAACAAAGAGCTGAGTATGACAAGTTAAAGAAAAAGCAAGAAGATAAAACTATTAATATTCTAAACGGAATGGCTGATACAGTATTAAGAGGGTCTGGTATAACAGGTGCATTAATATCTACTATTAAAAATGCCGTAATGGAATATAATAAACAAGAGCAAAGAGAAATGTTTGCCGATCATGCTTATACAATATTAGCTGTTGCCGGCATATCTCCTCCTATAAGTTCAAAAGCTAGAAAATTATATGGTGTACATAGAATTAAAAAGTTTGAGAAAGATGTAATAGAGGAAAGAGGATGGGAAATTACAAGAGATGGTAGACTTAATCTTAGTCCTAATTATTCAATAGTTGGTAACATTGCTGTAGCAACTACAAATGTACCATTAGATCGTCTTGTTGAAAAAATAGATAATGTTTCAGAAGCTTTGGATTCTCGTAATACAAAATTACAAAGAGCTGCTTTAATGCTAGGATGGAAAGAATGGGAATTAAATGTTAAGAATGAAGAAAATGAATTAATTAAAGCCGCTGCTAAAGTAAAAAGAAAAGAAGAAGGTATTATAAAATCAATAGAAACTAAAGCTAAAAACAAAAAAGAAAGGGAGGATGCTTTAGATAAAATGACACCAGAAGAACGAGAAATTTTTTACATGGAAGAGGCTGAAAGAAAATCAAAAAAAGGAAGTGCTAAGGATAAAATTTTAGACGCTATGACGCCGGAGGAGAGAGGAATTTATTATGAAACAGGTGTTTTTCCTAAGAAAAAGAAAAGAAAAATTGGCGGTGATTAAAAGGAATGAATAGAAATAGGCACCATACCTAAATATTCCTTAACCGAAAAAAGGGGACTCGTGATAATTCGCGGTCCCCTTTTCTGATTAATAAAATAAACTAAACTTCTAACCTTGGAGCAT